GGGACGCCCAGATCGGCAGCATCCAATATATGTGGTGAGACCGAATAGCCTAGCGCATGCCAAGCAGCGCACCAAGCGCGCCATAAAACCCACCTACCGAAAGCAGGCACATTCTCGATCAGCGCGGCGTATGGCCTATGAACCTCAGCACAGCTCACGGGCGCCCAGGCAGTAGAACGCGCGGCATCATGGTGTGGCTGATTGACGCCACGCGCAGGCGTATGGCCGGTGCAGGCTGGCGAAGCAAGCATCAAGTCGTGAGAAGGAACCTCGCACCAGTTAGCCTGATGCAAATCCTGGCAAACGTGCGCGGCGCAGGGATGATTTGCCTTATGGATATCGACTGCGGCCTGCCAGTGATTTGAGGCCCACACGACGTTGTAGCCGGCTTTTTTTGCGCCAAGCGAAAAGCCACCGGCGCCGGCAAAGAGGTCGATTGCTTTCTTCACCCCTCCGCGCCCTTCACAAACAAATCCGGCTGCCGCTTCCGTCGCTCATCCGCGTCGAAATTCTCGATGATAAAGCGGGTATGCCGCTCGCTCAGGCCGTGCTGCCGGCCAAGCTCCAGGTAATTGTCGCCCGGCCCGGCGCGCCACGCTGCATATATTAGCCGGTCTCGGGTTTCGATGGCGTGGGCTTTGCCCAGATAGAAGGATTGACCGCCGAGGCTCGCCGACATCCTGGTTGCGACCGAGTTGCCGATCCGCGCCGCCGTAGCATCATCGACGCCGGCCATTTCCTTGACGGCAGCCGCGACCAGGCCCTCCAGTTCGTTGACGAACCGGTCAGCCTCGCGGCGGGTTGAGCTTACCTGGTCTATCTGCGCTGCCATGATTTCAGGGCCTCGATAACTGCGTTCAATTTAACCGGTGTGACCCAGCGGACCGCGTCTACGTTCGCCTGATGACACACGAAAGCCACAAATGCGGTGCTGCGGCGATCCTCGACCTTCTTGGCATCGGCGAGCTGCTGCCACAGCGCCCAGGCTTTCCTCCATACCGGCTTGTCCGGGAACCTCTGCGCGGCCGGTTTGCTGCGACGGGCGGCCGCCTGCTTGTAGCCGCAGGCGGACAAGTGATCGAGGAGGCGTTTGCGGCCTTGCCAGTCGAGGTCGCCGGCGCTGGAATGCACGCCGTTTGTCAGCGCCGAAATCACCTGGCGATAGGCATCGTCATCCATGCCCAGCTCTTTCTTGGCGATATGGATCTGCGCGAGTTCGCGGCGGCGATGATCGACGGCCAGGCTGCTCATGTGGCGGTATTCCGCTTTTTAGTATCGCGGGCGCTGCCATCGCGGCCATTCGCCCGTTCCGTAGTGCAGGCAATTCTTGCACCAACAGCGGCGATTGAAACCAACCTGCGCGGGTAGGAAATGATTCTCATGAATCAGCGCACCGCCTTTCTCGGCGCCGGGCGGGCACCGGCAGCGCGATATGGGCTGTTCGGGAAGTCGGCGGCCTCGCCGGCATAGGAGGAGCGGCGAGCGCGTGGCTTGTGGCTTGTGGCTTGATGGCGGGTTTTCATTGTGGAATCTTCCAACCAAGATTGATAAGTTCTTTTTCCATCGACGCCTCGGTCTGGCCGTGCATGATGCCGAAGCGGATACCAGGAATATTGATATCTTCGCCCTCAAACAGAATCGGCTTTCCGGCTATTAGACGAAGGATGTTTTCGTTTGAAAGTCCGAGAATCACCAAGTTGCCGGCGCGGAGTTTCATCATGGCTTCACCGCCATGCCGTCTTTCAGGCCGCGCGCGTATCCAAGTTCTTCCTGTCTCCTCAGTTCAAGGGTATGGTCTGACCGCAATTTAGACATTGCCCGGTCGGCATCACTGTCTTCATCGTGATAGCGCTCTAGTTCGGCCTCCGCCTTGCGTAAGGCCACCACCAGGCCGTGCTCCTCCCCTGCCTTGATGCGACATGCCGCAGTAGCAAATTGAGTGGCGCCGAAATGTTCACGCGCGGTTTCCGGCTGCCTGAACGTTTCGCCGCAGAAAAAGCATGTCCAGCCGCGCTTTACCAGCTGCTTGTAGGTTTCAGCCATGAACAGTCTCGTCTGACGGTTGCAGGGCCACCAAGTCAGCGTCCTGGCCAACACCGGCGCCGGTCGTATCGTGCGCGATGGCTCTGTGCCAGTTCATGAGCATAGCGGCGCTGCTGATGGTGTGGTGCTTGGCCTTGAACTTGTCGCCGGTGATCGCCGCGCGCAGCGCCTTGCCGGTCAAGTAGCCGACAAGCCAGAACCAATTTTCAGCAGACTTGCTGCGGTCCTTCGCGTAGCCCCAGCGCTCGACTTGATGAGCGGCCTCGGTGCGAACGCCTTGCAGAAAATCATTTACCTGCGGTGAGTTGATCAGGCCCTCCAGCTCGGCCACTCGCCTTTTCGAGGCGTCAAGTTCATCTTTCTGCAGCGTGCCGCTGATGCCATCTGTGGCGTCATAAAACGCGGCCTTTGTGCAGACGTGTTCCTGGCGCTCAATCTCAAGGTCGGCCCCGTGTTTATGAGCCAGCCGCTGGAAATACGCAGCCTGTCTCCTGGACATTTCCAAGTCCCGCGACAGCATCGCAATCGCTTCCTGCAAATTGCCGGTATCGATGAGGAATTGCAGCTCGACCGTATGGTTGGCGCGCGCCATCAACTGCTGGTACTCAGCCTCAATGACGAATTCACCCTGATCGCCAACGGGTAGCGAGCCGGTCAGGTATACGGGCGCGCCGTCGCGGTTGCGAAAACGCGTGACTTTATTGCGGCTGATGTGCTTTTTTTCGTTCATATCGGCTCCAGGTTAATAGGTCAAACCATCGGGGCGGCGCCAGGCGCCGCCCCTCCGGCCGCTGCTGCATCTGCCGAATCACCCGCGAAAGGAGAACGTCGGGCTTCTGCTGCCGGTGTTTTTGCCATCACCCCACCTCCGGCTGGGAGCGCCGTCGCGGTATCGCTCCGCAACGGTCCACGTATCAATTTTGTTTGCGCACCAGGATCCTGATCCACGCCATAAGTGGATTCCGTTTTGATGCTCGGCCAGCGTGTGGACAAGACGTAGATAGGATCGTCGACGTAGTAATCGCCGAAAGGACCTGAGCCGTAGACGCGCCCTACAGTCACCTTAGTGCCGGGCCGCTCCATACGTTCTTTTGCCGCGACCGAAACCGCGGCAGTTTTCAAAATGCGCGCCGCCAGATGGCTGTCCGCGTCGTCTCTCGGCGTGGCGTTCGCGCGCGCAATGAGAAGTGCAGTGTCAACATCACAGTTAATAAAGCGAGCGGCGCCATAGCCGACCAAAAACTTGCGCATATCGTCAGCGGTCATGTGAAATGCCTCTTGTAAAGATCGTTCAGCCAGTTGATTTGCCGCTCCGAAATGTTGGCCAGGTTGTCGCGGGCCTTGAGGAACAGCATCGACTGGACGAAGCGTTGTTCGTGAATATTCAAGTCGCCCTTGCCCAGGCATCCCTTGAGCTTGTCCACCATCTCGATAGTCGAAACCATGCCCATCAGCCGGCCTCGGATTCCGCTTTGGTGATGATCTGCGTGACCATTTTTTCCACGGCCTTGTCGGCGGTTTTGATGGTCACCACGTCACCAGTTTCCGTCAGCGTGGCGCCGACCTTGGCCAGATCCGCGACCGGCAATAGGCGCAGCGCGTCCTTGATCGGTTTTTCCTCAAATTTGATCAGCTGTTCGGCCTTCTCCGGAAGGTGTTTGTAGATCAGCCGGATGGTCTTGTCCTCGTCGGCGATTTCGACCTTGCCCTCCAGTTTCTGCAGGCCGTATTTCAGACCGTGCAGCGATCGCGTGCGCGGTTTCACAAAATGCTCCGGTGAGGCTGCAATGGCGGCGCTCAATTCGAGGTGCTTGCTGATTGCGCCATCGGCGGCTTTTTCAATCAGCGCTTTCCATTTCGCCTCGGCGAATTCCAGTTCAGTTTGCATGCAACCCATCATTGCAACCAGGTGATCGCGCGCCTTGCTGAATGCTGCCGCCTTGTCGTCAATTTCTTGAATCGTTGCCATCTTCTTTTCCTTGAGTTGTTGATGTTGTTGAGGTTGCCTTTGCCCACGCCTTCTGCAGGTCATCGAAAAAAACGTTGCTGCTGCAGGGCCAGTGATAGATGCCGATCTCAATTGCGCCCTTCGGCAGCTTGGCGGCCCGATATTTTAGAAATTCCTCAGTTCTGCGGACTTTCACCAAGCCTGTTGAAGGGATCAAATACACGCGCATCGAATTACAACGCCAAAGGCAAGACCTGAACTGGCTTAGGATTCTCCTGGTGCGCTCGTCATGTAGGAGATGTACAAAACGCTCTAGCCGTGTGGGCGCAATTTTCTCCTCGGGTTCATCTGCCCGCAGGCGCTTTAACCATTCCCGCGAGGCCAATTGCGCCCGGGCAGCGCGCTCTTTCTGTCTTGCCATTTCCTCGGCTCGCTCCTGCTGCATATCCAGCACTCTCACCACGCGCGGCGTGCCAGGAAAATAGAAAGGCGGATGGTCCAGAATGCCCACGCTTGTATTCACTCAATCAATCCGGCAACTTGCTGCCATGCGCCTGCGCCCAGGAGATCATGTGCGTGGCCTGCAGGTCGGCGCCACGGCACTTGTCGGGCGGGCAGCCGTGGGCCTCGGCTTCGCGCAGCCAGGCCATTACGGCATACGGCGCCAGCGGGTCGGACGCGCGCAGCACAAAGATCGGCTCGTCGTCTGCGCAGTTGGCCAGGACGGTGCTGTTGTGCTTCGTGATGATTACCGTCGCGGCGACTTCACCCGCCGTTTGAGGGGACAAAAAGTCCTGGACAACACCCTTGAACATATCCCTCAGGCCAGCAGCTTGCTCTGGGGAAAACAATTTTTCATCTGCCACGATTGCTCCTTAAGTTTCCAGCTTCAGTTGACCCATCATTTCCGGCAGGGCGATGTTCTTCAGGCGCGATGCCAGCCGGAGGGAATGCAGCGCGCGGTCCTTCAGGAACTTGATGCAGTAGTCGTCGAGCTCCTTGTCGTTGGCGGCGAGGAAATAACCCGTCGTCGGGTGGGCACAGACGCTCACGCCTTCCTCGCGTAAGGCGCTTACGGCGCGGCGCACCTCACGCTCCGGCACATCGGCGAGCCTGGCCAGCGGGCCGACGCCGATGCCGTGGCCGTGGCCGACATGGCGGCTCAGCACGGAGAGAATTTTTGCGTTCGTGGTGGACGTGGTCATTTCGCTACCTCGCGGGGGAGCTCGAAAAGCTCGGGGCAACTCAAGGCGTCATCGGCCTCCTTGAGGTGGGCAATGAACATCTTGTTGCGCGGCCCTACAACGGCCACCAAGGCACGCAGCAGCAGGTCGTAGGGCCCACGGCTTTGCCGGGGAAAATCGCGCACCAGGCCGGTCTTCCAGATCGACTTGGGCCGGCCGAACTTCATGAAGCGCGCCATGTAGTTGCCGCGCGAAATCGTGCCGGTTCCATCATTGGCAATCTCGATTGTCCCGAGGTTGCGCGCCTTGGATTCATCACCGCCAGGCAGCATCTGGATCGTGACGCGGATCATCAGATCACTCCACCCTTGCGCAAGAACGCCGGCACATCCGCCGCGTACGAAGGAAAGCCGCCCGCAGCCGCAGCAGTCTTCGTGCGCGTCTGGATGCCCTCGATAACCCGGTTCGCCACGGCCTGCAGCCGTATCTCCGCCCGCAGCTTGATGACGATCGTGTTGGCGCAGTAGAAAACACAAGCCAGGATCACCACCGCCCACACGCCAACCACCAGGCCCGGATGGTTGCGGAAGGCGTAATCGCTCAGCAGCACCACGCCGATCACGCACGCCCAGGACAACATAAATACAGCAGCTTTTTTCATTGCGCGATCCCCATCAGTCGATATTCATAGCGGTCGTGGCCGGACCGCAGCGGCAGTTCGCAACGCACCGCGTTGCCTGTTGCATGCAGCAGCTGCAGCGCCTTGGCCACGTCGGCCACTTCCATGTGCAGCGCCTTGGCCACCACAGAGGGCCGCGCCGCGCATTTATGGCGGCGCAGCCAGATACGTGTGCGGGCGGTGGCGCTGTCGCCCTGGTCATCCGCCGAACCGACCCAATAACGAAAATAGTTGTATCCATTCAGACGACCGGCCAGTTCGCGCTGCACATTCGATTTCAGATTTGAATAGCGCTGGTTCATCGCGGTCGTCACGGCTTTGGGGGCAAGCCCGAGGGCCTCCGCTAGCTGACTGGCGAGAAATCGTTCGCCAGACCGTGCGCGCATAAAATCCAGGCACGCCCTGGCGATGCCTTCGGCATTGCGTGCCACTTGTTCTACTGTCCGTGTCATCATTCCCCCCGCGAGTACTCGCGCGCCACCACCCTCGGCGCGCGGCCATAGCCGACGTTCTCAACCGTCTCGCACTCATAGCCGCGCGCCGGATCCGTGGCCGGCCGCATCGTCAGCACCTGGCCGCGCATCGGCACCTTGCAGTGCTTGTCCACCCGCACGTAGTCGGCGAAGGGCAGCGCCTGCACGGCCTCGGTCATGGCGCGGTCGGCAATCGCCACGGCGATGGCGTGGCGATCGATCTCGTCGTAGTGGGCGGCGACGACATACCCGCCCAGGATCGCCACCAGGGCCACCGCCGCGATGATGTTGCTGCGGCGATTGCCCTGGCGTGCGGCGCGTTCGAGCTGGAGGCCGGAGATATTCATGGCTTGAATACCGAGAGAAGCTCGATCACAAATCGAATAGCCGCCAACACTGCAGCGATCTGCAGCAGAAAGACAGTGCGGTCGAAGGGGACGTTTTTCATGGCGATGGCCTACAGGTCCCGAATCACGTCCGCATTGACCTTCTTCAGCCCGGCCGCTGCGGCTTCGTTCAGCGCTTTGATGACCAGGTTGTTGACGGTCAGTGGGTAGCAGATCGATTCGACATGCCCATTGCGGCCCTTGTCCGTCAGGCGCGCCACGATGGCGTCGTAGGCGTTCGTGTCGAACACTTGGTCAGCCAGGATTCCTACGCGCTTGAACTTGAGTGCGAGGTAGCCCTTCACATCCTTGTCGATGCCGGGTAGCTGCACCACCTCGATGCGCTGGATCACCTCGCGCGCCTCCGGATGCATGCGCGCGTTCAGTTTGTCGAGCAGCTCGGGCTGGCCGATCAGGATGATCGACAGCATCTTTTTGAAGCCCTTTTCCAGTTCAATAAAGGGCTTTAGCGCCTTGAGCATGTGGATCGTAAGCAGGTGGGCCTCCTCGATGATGATGACGTGCTTGTTGCCCTCCTGCAGGCTCGCCGTCAGCATGCGTTCCACCTTGCGCGCCCGGTTCTCCATCGACACCGGCATGCGCTCGTCCGGGTTCAGGTCGCGGATGATGGCCTCACACAACATGCCTGCCGTGAGCCTCTCCTTGCCGAACAGGCGCGGCGTGATGACGCGCACAGGGGATTCGGTCGACTTCTCACGCTGTATTCGGTCCTCGACCCAGCGGCGCAGCGTGCTCTTGCCCGCGCCCACTTCGGCGGCGACGGCGACGAATCCGCCGAGCTTGGCCGTGTTCCACATCACGTTGCGGACGTAGATAATCTGTTTGTTCGTGTAGAGGTCGGCTTCCTCGTTCACATCGTTGATAAATGGCGAATGGGTAATGCCGAACAGCTGCTTGGCTTCGTCAGAAAGCATCTCGGTCTCCTTGGATAAAAAGTCTTTGAAAAGCGCCAGGCGTTGCAGGCGCGGGGGGATTACGGCCATGTGGCCGGTCTTGTGCTGCGCCGGCGTGCTGCCGGGGTCTTCGACTTCCCACAATGTGGCAATTACGCCGGCGGGCAGGCCCTTCTCCTTCAGGTGCGCCTCGACCTGCTGCTTGATCGAATGCGGCGTGGTCTTGCGTGGCCATGTGCCCCAATTCAGCAGCAGATTCAGCGCCGAACCGGACAGCGGTTTGCCGTCGAATTGATGGACGACATTGCATAGCGCGCGCTGGCTGATGTGGAACTCCTCCAGTACAGAGCGCAAGCGAAGCGGTTTGTAATTTGTCATTTGTCGATAAGCATCCGTGCCGAGGGTTTTAGTTTTGGCAACGCGAAACGACGAGCTGATGGAATGAGCAAGCGATAGAGACATGGCAACCTCACTTCACCACTCGCAGGCCCGCGAGGCCCGTGGTGCGTTTGAATCGTTCGATGACCGAGGGCATCTCCTCGTAGGTCACCCCTTGCGGGTAGGCAGCGGCCATCTCCGCGTACAGGTCGCTGTTCCAGTGTTCCTCCAGCTCGACGCGCAGGCGCTTCGCCATCTGCAGGTGAGAGAGCCGGGTATCGTCGTCGGACAATTGCGCCGCAGAGGGCACGCACAGCGCGCCGCCCGTTTTCTCCAGCTCCACCGACTGCAGCGGCTTGAGCGGCGCCGATTTGATCTCGATGGGCGTGGCCTTCTTAGGCAGATAGGTCAGCGGTGTGATGGATTTCAGCGCGTCGAGCGGCTTCAGGCCGAGGCCGCCGTTCATGTTTGCGAAGGGATGTGCCTTGCTGTCGCCCTTGGCCTTCTCGATCTGCTCGCGGTCGCGGATCACGCCATCGCCATCCACACCGAAAGCAATCGCGTCCAGCTGCTCGCTCTGCTCCTGGGCGGCATGCACCGGCAGGCTGTGGTATTCCTCGCCGATCAGCGGCGCGTCGGCGCGGCGTCCGAACTCGTCGTAATCGCGCACCGGCTCAAGCCGCGAGGTTTGCTTCTCGCCGTCATAGCGCGTCACTTCAATGATCACGGCCTCGTCGCCATACACCAGGGGCCGCACGGTGACCTTCTCGCCGGCGCGCAGCGTGCGGATATTGCGCACGTCATAAGTGCGGGTCGCCGGCGATTGTGGGTGGCGGTAGCGGATGGAGAGGCCGTTGGAAACTTGCAGCTCGCGCTGCGCGCCGCGCATCAGCATCGCGCACACCGCAAACGACGGGCACTGGCGCAACTCCTCCGGGCGGATTTTTAGCCACAAGTCGGTGCGGGCCGTGGGCTTGATGCCAACGCGATGCAGCGTCGTGATCAGGCCCTTGATCTGGTTGCCGTTGTAGGCGATGCACCAGCGGTCTACCGCCTCGTTCAGTTCGGCGACGCTGTTCACCGGCTGCAAGCGCAACATCGATTCGAAGTGGTCCTCGACGATATTCTGCGCAACCTCCACGCCGCCCTTGGCGCGCGGCTGGCCCGGCTTGTTGATCAGCAGCTTGACCTCCAGCGCATCGACCAGGTTGCTGATCGCGTGCGCCGTGTTAGCGCTGCCGGGGTCCATCATCAGCGAGGCCGGCACACCGTGGAAGGGGCAATCGTCGCGCTTCGTCCAGGCGTGCATCAGGAACTTGAACAGCGAATCCTGCGTCTCGCCACGCGCCTCGTAATAGCGCACGCATATCCAGTGCGAGGCATGATCGACCAGCACGTAGCGCCATACCTTCAATTTCACCTTATCGAAGGCTTCAAACTTGTTCTTGTAGACCTGGTCCTCGCGGATCACATTCTGCTCGCCGTTGGGGGAGTAGTAGATCAGGCACAAGGACGGGTCCACCTGGTGGCATTGGTTCGGGCGCGAGCGCATCTCCACATGCGGCAGCGGGCGGGCCTGCGTGGCGGCGTCCAGGCCGCGCTGGCGCAGCAACGCCTGGGCGCGGGAGGGCGTGACGCTGATCTGCATGCCAGACTGCTCGGTGATAAAGCGCGCCATCGGCGCGTGCAATATCTGCTTGCCATTCTTGCGCGGCGTGGCCCTCTGCAGCGCCGCCATGAATTCCAGGGACGATTCCGGCACGCAGGTGCTGCCCTTGTCCGCGCGCGTCTTGCGACCCGATTCCCAGCCGATCTCGTTCTTGAGCGTGCGATAGAGCGCCTGGACGGAAAGGCCCAGGTCCTCGGCATGGTGGGCGACGAGGTCGCCCTTCCTGCCGTGGCCTGCCGCATCTATGGAGGCGGCGACGCCTTTCAGGTGCTCGCGCAAATTGTGAATCTGGCGCATGGGTGGCTGGGCTACTGGACGATGTTGGCGGCGTAGCGCTCGTTGACCAGCTCGGTAATCTTGCTGGCCAGCTCGAACAACTTGCTGGCCTCGGCAAGCACCGTGCGCGCGGCGGAATCCTTCTGTCCGGCCGGGGCGTCGTTCTGGTCCAGGACCTCGGCCAGCATCTCCAGACCATCGTGGTAGGCGGCGAGGCTTTCAAGCTGCGCCTGGCTGCCGGCGACGAAGCCCTTGAGCAGGTCGTTCGCCTCCTCGGCCCAGGGCCGTGACTTGCCGCGCTTGGTCAACTGCTTGTCCAGCGCGTTGATCTTTTCGTCCTTTTTCGCCACCTGGGTGCGGGTGGCCTCGTGGTCCTGCTGCTCGGTGCGCAGGGCGGCTTTCAGCTCGCGGACGCTCATTTGCTCGATGGCATCAACCTGCAGCCCGGCCACGGTGCCGCCCCTGTCCAGGGCGTCCAGTTCCTCGTCGTCCAGCACCGCCAGCTCCAAAAGTTTCGATTTGCTCAAATCGGACAACGTTGTCCGATTTGAGAATTTGGCGGCAACAGTCATCATGCGGCGGGCCGTGCGCTCCTCGATTCCCAGGCTGTCCAGCGCCTTCAGGAAGCCGCCATGCTCCTCGTGCTCCTTCAGCAGAATGAGGCGCTTGCCCGCCTCGAAGAAGGATTCGGAGCCCTGATTGAAGAAGAACGCCGCCTCGGCAATGACGCGCTCCCTGGCATACGGCAGGCTGGCGCCATAGACCTCGTCGATTTCGGCCAGCATGCCGACACGGCGGTCGTTCGCGGCAAGGTCCTCCTTGATGGCAGCGTCGTTGACGGGTAGCGGCTCAATGGTCGTGGCGGCTTTAACTTTGCGGGACATGGCTTTCCTCTGTGGGCAGATCGATGATGGTTTTGGCGCCCTTGATGGAGGGCAGGTAGTGCTCGGGGTGGACGATGTCGGTGGCGTATTGCACGGCGAGCTGTAGCGCGCGGTCGGGCGACGAGGCCAGCAGGTCGTTCATATCGAAGAACACGCCGGGATCGCGGCGGTGCGTCATGCGCACCGTGAAGAGGGCGTCGCTCATGGCTGCCTTGTGTAGCGCTGCTCGATCTGATCGATCACGGCGCGCTGTCGATTGACGTGAACCGAGAAGGCCGTGGCGATCTGCATCAGGCGCGGGCCGAGGCGCCAGCGGCCGGTCTCCGGTATCTGTTCGGCATAGCCGGCCTTCTCCAGATTCCACAGGTCGCGGTGGACCATCGGGGCGCTGATGCCCATTGCCTTGGCGATTTCGACGTTGGTCAGGCCGGCGAACTCATTGCCTGCCAATAGGCGCGCCAGCTCAAGGATTCGCTGCTGGCCCTCGTTGTTGTATTCGCGGGCGGGCTTCTCGAGGACTTGCTCAGTCATGGCCTAGCCCCGGCAGATGAACGATGCGGGGCTTGATGAAATATCCCTTCAGCGGGAGGGCTGGAATAAAACGCGGCACTTCGCGCTCAAACGGTCGGCCATGAGTCTTTTTGATCATGTGGTGCATCGCCGGGCGGGTGCCGTATGGCTCGTACCACTCAGAGCGGAAAACGGCGCGCTTCGCCAGCATGTCGTCGACGAGCATCAGTGACGCATGGCGAAAAAGCAGGCGATCCATTTCCGCGTGAATTCGAGGCGCGACGCCAAGGTCGCGGAATTTCCGATAAAAGATGCGCCATTCCTCGCGCGTGAGGTTGCGACGTTTGAGACGCTTTCCAATAGGTGTGCTCATGCGGCCCTCTTAATTAGGTTGGGTTTGGCTTTAATCCCGAGAAGGACGGCCGCTTCGCGTGCCTTGCCGCGCATTGCTTTGGTCTTGCCGGCCAAAAGATCGACAACCACACCGGGCGGTATGCCGTGGGACATGGCCCACTCTGAGATCGTGATGCCTTGGCCCTTGAGAAAATCTCGCGCTTTCTTCAAATCGGCGCGCTCTTGTGCGCTGCGCTTTTCGGGTGTATGTTTCATGTCCGCTTAAAATATCCATCGCTTATCGGTGGAAATAATCTTAAACGGTGGAAAAATCAGAGTCAAGCGATATTTCCGCCAAAAGTGAAAATAAATGGCAGAAGAACTAGACGGCGCGACGGTATTGAGGGAATTGTGGCTGGCCACGGGCATATCCATTTCCTTATTCGCCGACCTATTGGGTGAAAAAAGGCAAAGTATCAAGGACATAATCGGCGGAAAAAAGCGCCTGCCCGCTGACTTGCTATTGAAGGTCCCGCAGAAAATCCCGGTCAACCCACTATGGCTGATGGGGGACAAGAGCCAGCCGATCTTTCTGCCGGACGCGCCTTACCCGGTGCCGACGAACCTGAGCCGCAAAGAGCGGCTGGACTATCTGAACGCGGGCGACGCGGCGCAGAGGGGCGACGTGGACAAAGACCGGCTGCGGGTAAAGATGCCGGCTGATGACTACCTGACGGACTGGCCCAAGAATTTCGCCGAGGAGTTCGTCTGCATTCGCCACTACGACGTGATCGCGTCGATGGGTACCGGCATCGAGAACGGCGACGAGGCCATCAAGCAATGGAACGCTTACCGCCGCAGCTTCTGGTTAAAGGAAATCGGCTATCCACCCGGCGAGTGCTTTTCAACGGACCTTGATGGTGTCAGCATGTCGCCGTTTCTGACTGACCGGCACGTGCCGATTTTTCACCGGGAGAGCGAAGTCCTCCATGATTCGGTCTATGTGTTTCGGCAGCATGGAAAGAACTTCGTCAAGAAGCTGCAGCGCATTCCTGGCGAGGGCATCATGGTCAGCAGCTACGACAAAACGCTGGAGACCTGGATGGTTCGCGGTGACAAGGAAGAAAATCAGGAAGAGGACTTTATTGTTATCGGCAGGCTGGTGTTTAAACAACTTGGGGAGCGCGTATGAAAAATGTTCTTTTCGTTTTGTTTTTCTTGGTGCCGGCCCAGGCCGCTGCTGCCGATTGCGCCGTCAAGGAATACGCGCAATACAAAGATGAAATCAAACGCGGGGTTGGGCAAACAATGATGCCGCACGAGTACTGTCATGCTCTCTCAATGGCGAAAATAAACTCAGAGGGCGCAATCAAGAAAGAGCAACTGATCCCTGAGTATCAGAAGTTGAGTGGCACCCGCCGCGATGTCGAAATGCTGCGTGAAGAAATCGCCGCTCTAAATAAAGCCGCCACGCAGTGTTCTGCCGAGGCGGAAAAAATGTATGGCGCGATAATGTCCGCGTCAAAAAAGTCCAAGGTTCCGAAATGCGATGGGGCGATTGCCGCGACGCAATGAAACCCGCAGCACTCCAGGTCGATATCTCCACCCGCTCCGCGCAAAAGCCGGGCGGCTTCGCCGTCCACTTCCGACCGCATAAACCAGGCGAGCGGATGCCACCGTATGCGGTATCATTCTTCGCGCCGGACGAGGTGCAGTGGATAGCCGTCCCCGGCCCGCGCCGGTCCTGGTCTGAGCTCGATCACTACCGCTGGACGCAGGAAGCTGCCGACGAATACCGCGCGGCCATGCGCAAGGCTATCGACCCCTTCCCCGAGTAGCATCCCTCGCCTCAGTTTTTGAGATTTCTCCAAAGACTCCCCGCGCGCGCCTGAGCATTATCAGGGCTCATGAAACGCGAGCCCACATGCGGCAACTGCCGCCTCCATAACGTCGAGAAAGAAACCCGCAGCGCTGCCGATATGGCGGCGCTCGGGTTCGGTCGCTGTCAGCTTGACGGCCCGTTCACCTTCATCGGCTTCGTGCGCTCGTGCCAATTTAGTCCATCCAAGTGGGAGGCAATCTAAATGTTCGAGGCCCTGAAATGTAAAACCCTGTTCCGCCTGGTGCTGCTGGCCGTTGCCTTGGTGCTGGCAGCGCTGGTGTTTGTCTTCCAGCCAGAACGCGTGAGCGATCTGTTGTTCAAAGCCGCATTCCTCACCGGCATCGGTGTTGCCGCGTTCTACATGGATATTCTGTTCATGCCCTACGCGCGGCCTCACCTGTTCCTGCCTGAGAAGCCGCCGCTTGCGGTGGGCGAAGCTAAGCCGGGCAAATGTTATGAGAACCCCGTCTGCGAGGTACTGTGCAAAGACGGCACGGACTGCATCGGGGGCGAAGCCGGGCAGTTCATAATTGGTTCGATCAACAACGACAGCCTGTTCATTTGGGCATGCTTTCGACGGACGTTCTTCGTGATCGGCTGCATGATCGCTGCCGCGCTGGTGTTCTGATCATGGATAACCAGCACAAGAAAATCACCGGCTACCGCGATCTCTCGCAAGAAGAGATCGACCTCATCAACGCCATCAAGAAAGTCGGCGAGGATCTCGGCGGCCTGGTTGAGCGGGTGCAAATGATCAAGAGCGCGGATCCACGCTGGTGCGGCATCGCCAAGACTCACTTGCAGCAGGGCATGATGGCGCTGACCCGTGCCGTCGCCCAGCAGACGACGTTCTGATGAAGACCCGCCTCCAGAATTTCGCCGCCGCGCTTGCCCTGGTCCTCCTGGCCTTCATCATGTGGGCCGGCGTAGGTCGCCCGGCCCACGCGGCCGAAACGATCCCGCGCGAGGCGCGTGCTTTCCAGCGCGACTATGTGCGCATCTGTCATTCGGTGTGGAAGGCCGGCGCGCCCTGCGCCACGATGGCCGCGCAGATCCACCAGGAGAGCGGCTGGAACTGCAACGCGCGCTCCTCGGTCGGCGCCCAGGGCTGCGCGCAGTTCATGCCGGCAACCGCGGCGGATTATCCGGACGAGCAAGGCCGCGTGCTGCCGTCCGATCCGCGCTGGTCCTTCCTTGCGCAGAACCGTTATATGCACGCTTTGCATTCGAGAGCCAGCGCCGCCACGCCTTGCGACCGCATGTCGAAAGCCCTCGCCGCATATAACGGCGGCGAGGGCTGGCTGCGACGCGACGAGGCTCTCGCCGCGCGTCTCAAATTGGATCCTCAGAAATGGGAAAGTGTCGCCCAGGTGAATGCGGGACGCGCGCCATCTGCTAAGACCGAAAACAACGGCTACCCGGCGCGCATCCTGTTTACGCTCGAACCGCGATACATCGCGGCACGCTGGGGGGCGGGTTCATGTACTCCGTGATCCCGGTCGGCTATCGGTGGCTGGCCATTATCGCGCTGGCCATCGTTAGCATTTTTGCGGGCTACGTCTGGGGCGTGAAGGCGGAGAGCAATCGCCGCGATGCGACGGAGCTGCGCGAGACCAAGCTGTACGTGAAGAAGGCCCAGAAGGTAGATGCCGCCCAGCAGGGCGTCGTCAAGAAAGCGGAAGCCCGTAAGGCTGCCGGCGCCCGGAAAGTAGAGGCCCTGCAGCAGGAGGTAAAGCAGCATGCAGAAAAGATTCCTGATCCTGTTGATTGCAGCATTGACGCTCGCCGGTTGCGAGTCATTAACGAAGCCTTCGGAGCCGTCAGCGCCGGCGATCCCGGAGAGTCTCCTGGTCGAATGCCGGAGCGTGTCGCCCTTGACCTCGGGGCGCCATCAGACGCTGGAAGAATGGGCGCTGGCAAACGGGCCAAAGACAACGGACTGCGCGGACCGCCTGAAGGAGCTGATCGAGGCGGTGCGGAAGCGGCAGAAAATATTGAACCCTGATTCTTGAACAGGACCGACGATGGGGATGGAAATGAAAATTGAATTTTGGCACCTCGTGACGCTGGCGGTGTTCATCATCACCGGCTATTGGGCGCTGACCAAGGTCATCATCAATCAGTTTTCCGAAAAGGTGGCCGGGATGAAAAAAGACCTGGAGAAAAAGATCGATGACCACGGCGCGTCGGTGGCCGATCACGGCAAGCGGCTGACCAAGGCCGAAAGCAATATTGCGGCGCTGCCGACGCAAGAAGACATGCATGGCATGCGCCAGGATATTACCGGCCTGGTGCGCGAGACCAGCTCGCAGAGTGCCACCCTCGTCGAAGTCAAACGCTCCCTCCATCAGATCTCCGATTTCCTGCTGAATCAAAAATAAATGAACTTTCGAGAAGCCCTCACTGAGGACCGCCGCCTCACGATCCTGCGCCTGCTAGCGGAATCAGCGGGCTACAGCGCCAACCAATACCTGCTGCAGACGGCGCTGGGCCAGTTCGCGCATAACGTCTCGATGGACGTGCTGCGCTCCGATATCGCCTGGCTCAATGAGCAGGGCCTGGTGCACGCCAAAGAGACAGCCGGCGTGATGGTGCCGATCATGAGCGAGCGCGGTCTTGACGTGTCGCGCGGCGTGGCCACCGTGCCCGGCGTCAAACGGCCCGCGCCGGAGTAGCCGTGGCCAAACCCTCAAGCATCAAGCAGCTGGACCCGCGCGTCCGCGCAGCGGTCGACGCCGCCATCCGCGAGGACCGCGCCTCCATCAACGACATCGTCGCCGTCATCAAGGCGATGGGCGCCGAGGCATCGCGCAGCGCGGTCGGCCGCTACGTGCAAAACGCCAAGACGCAGATGCAGAAATACCGCGAGGCGCAGGAAGTCGCGAGGGTCTGGATCGGCAAGATGAAGGACGATCCCGAGAGCGACATGGGGCGCCTCGTCGCCGAAATGCTGCGCACCGTGGCTTTCCAGCAGATCGCCAACGATGAAGATGCCGCCAGCTCGCCGATGGAAATCATGCTGCTGTCGAAATCGCTCGAGCATCTGGCGAAAAGCGAATCCGTCTCGCTGGCCCGGCAACTGAAAATCCGCGAGATCGTCAAGGCCGAGGCCGCGCTGCAAGTGCAAGCCGTGGGCAAGGAGCTGGGCCTTTCCGAAAGCGCCGTTGACGTTATCAAGCGCCGCATCCTGGGCATGAACCAAGGGCCAGCGCAACCGAAAGCCGCCGATGGCAAACAAAAAACCAGCAAGCAAAAAGCCCGCGCTTAAGCGGGCCGTCGCCGCCGTTGTCACCGCCGTTGCCCTTGCAGCCGGTGCCGGCAGCGCCGCGCCTGCGGGCGCTGAAAGCACCGTCCCCGAGGTCCTGCTTGGTTATCAGCGCGCATGGGTCGCCGAGACCGCCGCCGTCGCCATCTGGGAAAAGTCCCGCCGCATCGGCGCGTCCTGGTGCGACGCCTGCGATTCCGTCCTGGAGGCCGCAGCGGCCGATGGCCAGGACGCCCTGTATATCGGCTACAGCGAGGACATGACGCGGGAATACATCGACGACTGCGCGATGTGGGCAAAGGCCTTTCACCACGCCGCAGAAGCGATGCAGGAGGTCGTCTTCGTCGATACCGATAACGAAGGCAAGGATCCGAAAGAGATCAAGGCCTTCCGCATCGATTTCCCGAACGGGAAAAAGATTCTTGCATTGTCGTCGCGCCCACGCTCGATTCGCGGTAAGCAGGGTAAGGTCACTATCGACGAGGCCGCGTTCCATGACGATCTGCCGGGCCTGCTGAAGGCGGCGCTGGCGCTGCTGATGTGGGGCGGCAAGATTCGCATCCTGTCCTCGCACAACGGTGCCGACAATTATTTCAATCAGATCATCACCGACTGCCGCGCTGGCAAGTTCGACTATGCCGTGCACCGCACCACGCTCGATGACGCGCTGGCCGATGGCCTATACGAGCGCATCTGCCTGGTCGGCGGGCAGGAGTACAGCAAAGCCGGCGAGGCCGAATGGCGCGCCACACTGCTGAAGCGCTACGGCGAATTCGCGGATGAGGAATTGTTCTGCATCCCGCGCGATTCTTCCGGCACTTGGCTGGGCCGGGCATTGATCGAAAGCTGCATGGTCGATGGTCCAATTCTTCGCTGGAAGTCCGCCAAGGGCTTTGTGCAATGGCCCGAGCATCTGCGCATCGCCGAGGCGAACGACTGGTGCGAAGGCAAGCTGCAGCCGCTGCTGAGGCTGCTCGACCCGGCGCAGATGTCGTTCTTCGGCGAGGACTTCGGTCGCCTCTCCGATCTGACCGTGTTGGCGCCGGCGCAACGATTGCAGAATCTGCGGCTGCGCGTGCCCTTCATTGTCGAGCTGGGCGATATGCCGTTTGAGCAGCAAAAGCAAATCCTCTTTTACCTGGTCGATCGCCTGCCGCGCTTCATGGCCGGTGCGCTTGATGCCGGCGGCAACGGCCAATACCTGGCGGAGGTCGCGCAGCAGCGCTATGGCCTGCGCATCGAGCAGATCAAATTCAGCGAGACCTGGTACCGGGAAAACACCGCGCCCTTCAAAGCCGCCTTCGAGGACCGCGCCATTGAGCTGCCGCGTGACGCGGACGTGCTGGATGACCTGCGCGCCTTCCAGATGGTGCGCGGCGTGCCTTGCGTGCCCGAAGGTCGCAAGAAGCAGGCGGATGGCACCACCCGCCACGGCGATGCCGGCATCGCGTTGCTGCTCGCGCACTACGCGTCCCGCATGGATATAACGCCGATGGAATTTGAAAGCGTCGGCACCGGCCGCCAAAGCGGCAACCTGGACGATTACCGGATGGTCGCCTGATGGTTGCCTGGTCAAATTGGTCAAGGGCGCGCCAAGGCATTCAGCCCCCCAACCGGCCTAGTTCCGTAGCCGGACGCGCCATGCCCCCGTTTATGAACGTTTATAAACGCCTGCACGCGCGAATTTTTAACCGACCGAGGATTGCAAAATGAGCGCCGCCACCAAACAAGCCGAAAAGTCCGGGCAACCCGCCGCGACCATCGCGCCGACTTTGCTTGAGATCGCAACGGTCGACAAGGATATTTTCTTCCCCGCCTACTTCGGCATCTTGCATCCGAATGACGATACCCTCACCACACGCGGCCAGGGCAAGGGCCTCAAGATTTATGACGAGCTGGAGCGGGATGGCGATGTATTTGGCGATCTGCAAAAGCGCAAGCTGGCCGTCATCGCCCGGCCCTGGCAAGTCAACCAGGCGTCCGATGACGCCCTGGATATTGCCGCCGCCGATATGGTCCGCCGCCAGTTTGAAGAGATCAACTTCGACAACCTCTGCCTGAATCTGCTTGACGGTCTTTTGAAGGGATATGCCGTTGCCGAGGTCATGTGGGACGCCGCGCCGGCCGAGATCGTAGCCACCGAACTCATCCCGCGCGACCAGCGGCGCTTCACTTTCGACAAGGAACGCAAGCTGCGGATGCTGACATTGGCGGACCTGGTGCGCGGCGAGGAGCTGCCGGACCGCAAGTTCATCGTCCACAGCTACGGCGCGAAGGACGCCAACCCCTTCGGCCTCGGTCTCGGCACCCGATTGTTCTGGCCGGTTTTTTTCAAGCGCCAGGACATTACTTTCTGGCTGACCTTCTGCGACAAGTTCGGCTCGCCGACGGCGGTCGGCAAATACCCGCCTGGATCGGTCGACGCTGACAAGAGCACGCTCAAGGCCGCGCTCGCGGCCATCGCGCAGGAGACCGGCGTAATCATCCCGGACGGCATGGCCATCGAGCTGCTGGAAGCGTCACGCACCGGCTCTACCGACGCCTACGAAAAGCTGGCCCGCTACATGGGCGAACAGATTTCCAAAATCATTTTGGGCGAAGCCGAGTCCGCTCGCGCAAAAGGCGGCGCATTGGCCGCCGCTGCCAATACCCGCAACGAGGTCCGCCTGGAGCTGACCCAGGCCGACAGCGATTTGCTCTGCGACACGCTCAATAAATCCCTCGTTCGCTGGCTGGTCGCCTACAACATGCCAGGCGCGCGGCCGCCGAAAGTCTGGCGCGATATCTCCGCCGAGGAAGACCTCAACCAGCGCGCCGACCGCGACGTGCAGGTCTACGGCATGGGTTTTAAGCCGACGTTGAAGTACATCAAGGAGACCTACGGCGAAGGCTGGGAAGAGCGCAGCATGACCACCGGCGCCGCGTCCGTTGCGTCGGGCCAAGCCCCGCCGTTCGCGGCTGGCGCCGATCCCGCGTTCGCCGAGGGCGCCAATGGTGAAGTGCCGCCCGACCAGGCGGCCCTGGATAAAGCCCTGGCCGCAATCCCGGCCGCCGCGCTGCAGGCCCAGGTGCAGCAGATGCTGGCGCCGGTCATCAGGGCGCTGAACGAAAGCAAGGACGCCACCGAGGCCTTGGGCAAACTGGCCGATCTTTATCCAAAGCTGGATACCTCGCGCCTGGAAGACCTGCTCGCGCAGGCGATGTATGTATCCGATGTCTGGGGGAGGCTGAACGTTCAGGCAGAAAATGCCTGAGCCGGTCAATCTGTCGTTCGCCTTCAACCTCAAGCCTGCCGAGGTTCTGGCCTACCTACGCAAGAAAGGCTATCTGCTGCCGGACGCCTGGCTGGCACTGGCCGCCGAGGACCGCGCCCGCGCCTTCACCGTAGCCAACGTGGCCAAGGCCGATGTGCTGCTCGATATCCGCAACGAGCTGCTGCGTACCATCGAATCCGGCACCGGCTATGAAGGATTCCTGAAAGCGTTGATGCCGCGCCTCAAGGCAAAAGGCTGGTGGGGTATCGAGGAAACCATCGACGAAGAGACCGGCGAGGTCACCAGCAAGACCCTCGGCTCGCCTTGGCGCCTGGAAACGATCTACCGCACCAATGTGCAAACCGCGCGCATGGCCGGCCGCTTCAAGCAGATGCTGGCCAACGCCAGCAATCGGCCTTTCTGGCAATACAACGGCATCCTGGACCAGCACACGAGGCCTTATCATGCGGCTCTACAGGGCAAGGTATTCCGCTATGACGATCCGATCTGGGATGTCATTTATCCGCCAAACGGCTTTAATTGCCGATGTTTTGTATTCGCGATGAACCAGCGAGACCTCGACAGGCTCGGTCTTAAAGTCACCAGCTCAGCCGGTCTGCTAAATATCGAAACGGTGGAGACCGCCAACGGCGAGCAGACGGTCGCGACGGTTCGCGTAGCGCAAGCCGTTGGCCGCGACAAAATGTTCCGCACCGATCCGGGCTTCGCCAACAATCCCGGCAAGGTGTTTTGGCCGGATGACGAGCTGCCGGCGAAGGAAGCGGAGCTGGGGGTATAGCGTGGCTGGCGACGGCATCGTCATCGATTACCAGGGCGCGGCCGTCAATGAATACCTGACCCAGCTCGCCATGCGCTGCGACGCGCCCGAGCCGGCGATGGGCGCGATTGCCGAGGAGCTGCTCGCTATCGTGCAAGGCAATTTTATTGCGAACGGCCGGCCGGCATGGGTGGCGCTTAAGCCCGCAACGGTTAAGGCGCGCGGCGGCAATGCCACGCCGATCCTTCGCGTGAAAGGCGACCTCTTCTCCTCGATCCAGCCGGAGCATGACGCCACATCCGCGCAGGTGGGCACGAATCTGATCAAAGCCCTGATCCTGAATTCGGGCGGCACCATCGACCGCGCCGCGTACTCCGTGCCCAATGTTGAATTCAAGGGCCGCAAGTTCGCCAAGAAGGGCAAGGGCACCAGCAAGAAGAATGTCACCATCGGCGCGCACAGCATCACCATCCCTGCACGGCCGTTCATGATGATCCCGGACGGTGAGGAAATCGGCATCATCGATATCCTGCGCAACTTCCTGATCACGGGCCAGACCTAGCAAAAACATCCGCGCGGCGGTATCGTGGTGCCGCCGCTGCCGGGTCTTTTTCTCTTAATTCATTTTTTGAGATTTCTCCAAAGACTCTTCGCGCGTGGCCCGGCAATCTGCTGGGCATGCGCTCAATTGAATCATTTCATATCTTCAAAGCCGGCAAGCACCCCGACACCAACGGCGTCGAGCGGTTCTTTTCCGAACAGGACCTGCGCAACTCAGCTGCGGCCTATGACATCAAGAAGCATGAAGCCCCGCTTGTAATTGGCCACCCCGAAACGAATGCGCCGGCCTACGGCTGGGCCGGCCGACTTTCCTACGCAGAAGACGGCTTGCATGTCGCGCCGACTCAGCTCGACGAGGGATTTGAGGACCTTTATATAAAAGGCCGCTACAAAAAAATCTCCGCCTCGTTCTACGAGCCCACTTCAAAAAACAACCCGGTCCCCGGCGTCTGGTATTTGCGCCACGTCGGGTTCCTGGGCGCGCAGCCCCCGGCAGTGAAAGGCCTGAAGCAATCGGATTTTGCAGACGGCGGTGAAGGTGTCGTCACATTCGCCGACTGGGACGGCGTGACCATTGCTGGCCTGTTCCGCTCGATCCGCGAATGGATCATATCCACGTCCGGCATAGACAAAGCCGACCAGGTGATCCCGAGCTATCAAATTTCGTCTCTCGAAATCAATGCTGCCGCTGACAACAGTGATGGCGATCTTGGCACGTCCTACTCTGAGGAGCAACGCATGAAAACAGTCGAACAGCGCGAGGCCGATGTAGCCGCCCGCGAAGCCGCAATCAAAACCCGCGAGGATGCAGTCGGTCCGAAAGAGGCGAGTTTCGCTGAGCGCGAAACCAAGGTCGCCGCGCGCGAGACCGCCATTGCCGCCAAGGAAAAACAAGTCCTGGCGGATGTGAACGTGGCTTTCTGCGAATCCCTGGTCAAGGCCGGCAAGCTGCTGCCCAAGGACAAGGAAGGCACGATGGCCCTGCTCAGCGGCTTGAGCGCAGAAGCCACCGTCGAGTTCGGCGAGGGCGACAAGAAAACCAAGAAGTCCCCGCTGGAAATCTACAAGGCCCAGCTCGAAGCGAGCGAAAAGAAAGTCGAGTTCCGCGAGCTGGGCGGCAGCGCCGGCACCGGCGCGGGCACCGTGAACTTTGCGGCCGCTGCCGGCGTGACGGTCGATGCCGATTCGCTGGAGCTGCACGGCAAGGCGCAAGCCTACATGGCCGCGAATAAGTGCGATTACGAGACGGCCGTCAAGTCCGTCCAAGGCAGCTAAGGCTAGCGCAACCCATATCAACTTAAGCGGCCACCAGGCCCGGAGGCAACATGAGCAATAAAACAAGTATCAGCATTCTGGCGTTGACGCTAGTGGCGAGCGGCGCCATCACCAACGGTCGTTTTGTCGGACCAGCCGGCGCGCAAGCGGCAGCCGCCGGCAACGCCCTAGGCGTGGCCAAGACTGACGCTGCAATCGGCGATCTCGTGGCTGTGACGGTCATGGGAACGGAAATCACCGAGGCCGGCGCGGCGATTGCCGCCAACGCTCTCGTCGAGATTGACGCGGCAGGGCGTGCGGTCACCAAGGCCGCAGGCGTGACCGTAGGACGCTTGGCGCCAGGCTCCGCCGCAGGCGCGGCCGGGGATTACGTCGAAGTCATCCTGTTCCCGAACTAAGCCGCCACCGCGAAACTTTTCCCCCAAGCCTAGGAGCTACACATGATCAGTTTAAGACAAACCCGTGTCGTCGATGCCGTACTGTCGACGATTGCACAGGGTTACAGAAATGCCGATTTCGTCGGCTTCAATTTGTTCCCGATGGTGCCGGTCGATGTTTCCGGCGGGCAGATCATCGAGTTTGGCCGTGAAGATTTCAAGTCCTACAACATGCGCCGTGCGCCGGGTGGCAACGCCAAGCGCATCCAGTTCGGCTACCTGGGCAAGCCCTTCGCGCTATTGCAGGACAGCGTCGACGGCATGTTGCCCCGCGAATATATCCGTGACGCGCAAGCCGCGCTGAGCATCGATGTCTCGAAAATCGCCATCTACAAGGCGATGCGTGCCGTTTTGCTCGGCGCCGAGATCGACCAGGCTGCTATCGCCCTGACCGCCGCCAACTATGACGCCCAGCACAAGATCGTGTTGGCAGGCGCTACCAAGTGGAGCGTCGGCACGGGCAATCCGCTGTTCGATATCGACACCGGGCGCGAGGCGATCCGCGCCTCTACGGGCATGTACCCGAATGTCGGCTTGATGAGCGCAGTCGCCTTTACGGCTTGTAAAAACAACGCGAACATCACGGCGCGGTTCCAGTACACCAGCCATGATTCGATCACGCCGGAAATGCTGGCGCGCCTGTTCCAGCTCGACAAGCTGGTCATCGGCAAGGCCATCACCACCACGGACGCGAATGCGGTTTCCGATGTGTGGGGCAACAACGTTGTCCTGGCATACGCCAACCTGGGCGCCCTGGACGCCGCCGAGCCGTCGTACGGCTACACCTACACCATGCGCGGCCAGCCGAACGCCGAGCAGCCGTACTACGACAACTCGGCCCGCAGCTGGCTGTTCCCGGTCAACTACGAACGCGTGCCGGTTCTCTCCGGCATCAGCTCCGGCTACCTGATCCAGAACCCGAACTAAACGAATACAAGCGAGAGGGGGTGATCCCGTCTGCCGAGGTCAGCGTCGGCGCAGGGGGACTCTCAACATACAGGGGCGCAGCAGCTGACGTACTGCGCCGCTGTTGAATTCCGATTCATCAATTTGCGAGGTTTCAATATGGTCAGCAAAACAAAAGGCAAGACCGTCATCAAGCCGGCGCCGAAAGGCGCATCGGCCAGTGCCGCGCCCAGCGCCGGCGATGCCGCGCAAGAAGAAAAACGTTCCTGGTACGTCACGACCGGTCCCGTCAAGCACGAGGACGGCACCGAGCCGAACGGCGCGCTGCCCATCGGCAGCGAAATCGAGCTGACCGAAAAAGAGGCCGCCGAGCTCAATGGCTTCGTCGAGAAGAAAGCCGTCGCCGAGTAATACATGACCTACGCCGTCAAACAGGATTTCATCGACCGTTTCTCGCTGGAGGAGCTGGTGCAGTTAACCGACCGCACCAACATCCCGCAGACGACGGTCGATGACAACGTGGTGAACCAGGCGCTCGCCGACACGGATGCGATGGTGAATTCCTATCTCTCCGTCAAGTTGACCCTGCCCCTGGTGAGCGTGCCGACCATGCTGAAAAGCGTGGCCTGTGACATCGCCCGTTACCGCCTGTATGACGACCGCGCCACCGACCAGGTATCGAAACGCTACGACGACGCCATCAAGTTCCTGAAGGCGGTCGCCTCGGGGGCCGCATCGCTCGGTGTTGACGCGGCCAATCAGCCGGCGCCGGTATCGGGTGGCGTCCAGTTCTTCGCCGCTGATCGCGTCTTCACTCCTGGATCGCTCTCCGACTATGCGCAATGAGTCTCGGGCCAATCGACAACAGCCTGATCATCGAGCGGGTGAAGCTGGCGCCCGCCCTGGGCTTTCGACAATTTGGCGGCGCGGCGGATTTGTTGGCCGCGCAAGAGGCGAAGCCCACAACACCAAGCCTATTTGTGTTGTCGGCTCGGGAACGTGCACAGCCGAGCCAGCGGGCCGGCGACGTGCTCCAGCGCGTGCCGTGTGTGATTGCCCTGGTCTACGCGGTATCGAATGTTGCGGATATCAGAGGCAAAGCGGCATCAGATGCCTTGCGCCTGGTGCGCGCGCCAACGCTGCAGCGCGTGATCGGCTGGTCGCCCACTGTGGACAATGCGCCGATCCAGTTCGTGGGCGGCACCCTGGTCGGCTTCAAGGACCAGGTGCTGTGGTGGCAAGACGAAATCAGTTCTGATTATTACCTACAAGGCCCGATCTCATGAACAAAGACTTTGCAACGAAAGCCGCAACCGCACCGGACAAATTGTCCGGTGCCGGCGCCGGCGCCACCGAGCAGGAAGACCCGCGCCCGCATGTGCCGGTTGAATCCGGCATCGGCGGCGAGTACGAAATGATCGGCAGCAAGCGCGTCCTGGTGAAAGCTTCGACCGTCGATCATCCGGAGGGTAACTGCCCGCGCGATGCGAACGGCAAGGCGCTGGTCTTCGACGAGATGATCCCGCCCGACCAGAAAGACCAAAAGAAAAAGGGAGGTAAGTAACCATGCCAGCAGGCGCTCCGCGTTATACCCGGCTTAAAGCCGCCCTGATCAAGATCGAGGCCACCTACGGCGTCGATCCGGTGCCTGCCGGCGCCACCGATGCGCTGCTGATGAAGGACGATCCGCAGGTCGATCCCGTCATCAACACTGCCGCCGAACGCAACCTGGTGCAGACCTACATGGGCAATTCTGCCAAGGTTATCGTCGGCACCAATATGCAGTTCAAGCTCACTTGCGAATTGCAGGCCTCCGGCGTGGCCGGCACCAAGCCGGGCGCCGCGCTGGATGCGCTGCTGCAGGCGGCGGGCATGGCCTCGACCATCGTCGCGGCTACCTCGGTGACCTATAACCTGATCAGCGCCGCGCTGCCGTCTTGCACGATCTACTTCAACCGCGCCGGCTTGCTGCAGAAGCTGCTCGGCTGCCGCGTTTCAACGGTCGAAATCGCGCTCTCGCCGCTGGGCATTCCCTACATCACGTTCACCGGCCTCGGCCTGTTTGGCGGCGTGGTGGATGCAGCCCTGCCGGCGGTGACCCTGACCGCCTACAAGACCCCGCAAGGCGTCAATAACGCCAACACCCTGCTGTTCTCGGTGGGCGGCTATGCGGCCCTGATGTACGACTTCAAGGCCACGCTGAACAACAAGGTGAAATACCGCAACGTGCCCGGCGCAGAGGACATCCTGCTGACCGACCGTTCCGGCTCGTTCAGCGTCGAGATCGAGGAGCCGACCATCGCCGCGAAGGATTTCTTCACCGTGGCGCGCGCCGGCACGATCATCGTCGGCACTGTCACGCACGGCTCGACAGCGGGCTCGAAGAGCCAGGTCAACGTCAATGTACAGCTCAATGACCCGAAGCAGACCGACCGTGATGGTGTGGCTGCGCTGCAGATGGGCGGCGACTTGACGCCGGTCACCGGCAACGACGAGCTGGCCATCGTCTTCACATAGCCAGCCGCGCTTCCCCTATTCACGGCGCGCCTGCCCGGGCCGGCGCGCCACCGACAAATTAAAAGGAGTTTTCATGTTCAAGATCGTCCAGGAAAAAAATGTCACCCGCACCGTGACGGCATTCGTGCCGGGCGATGGCACTGCTTCCGTCAAGGCTACCTTCCGCTGGAGCTTCGTCATTCTGCCCAAGGATGAAAACGACCGCCTTCTGGAAAATCAGGACGACGACAACGATGAATGGCTCACCAAGGTGAACCGTGGCTTCCAGGATGTGGTCGGCGACGATAACCAGCCGTTCGAGTCGAACGACGAAAACTTCAAGGTGCTGATCAACATCCCCTATGCCAGAGTCGCCATGATCAAGGCGTATTTCGAGGCCGCAGTCGGCGGGGATGGCAAGCGAAAAAACTCCTAGGCGCCGCCCGGCGCTGGGCCGAGTGGCGCAAAGGCAAGTGGCGCCCGCGAAGGGTTGTTGAAGACGATGACGAGCCGGAAGACGGCAAGGACAGCCTCTCCGCTTTCAACATCACCGTGGTCTATGCGGACGAAGGCGACGACGAAGAGGAGGAGGAAGACGACGACCTGTACGGCGTCTGGCCGGAGAACCGCGAGATCGTCGCGGTCTTCCAGGCGATGGGCACGCAGTGGGACCGCGACGTGGGCATGGGCGGCGTGATCTGGTGGGGCCTGAAATACGAAGCGCTCAATGAGGTCTACCGGTCCCTTGACGTCAAGCGCCAGCCAGGTCACCTCTCTGAGCTGCAGGCAATGGAATTTACGGCGCTCTCCGTGCTGAACAAAAAGGATTGAACGTGAACGATCAAGTTATCGCCCTCAAGATCACCTCGGACGGCAAAGCCGCCATCGTCGATCTGACCGCGGTCAATCAGTTGATCGACAAGGGCAGCCAGGCCGCGCAGAAATCCGCCGCGTCATTCAAAACCGAGGCCGAGGCCCGCAACAAGGCGAACGATGAGATCGAGAAATCGCGCAAGGCCTATCTCGACCTGGACAACCAGCTCACCAAGTTCCTCAGTACCAACGACAAAGCCTACGCCGCGCAAAAGAAACTCGATGAGGGGCAGGATCTGCTGCGCCGTGGCCTCGATGCCAACATCATCAGCGCCAAGACCTATGAAACCTCGCTGAAAAATCTCACCGACCACTACAACGGTTTGAGCGATGGCCATAACAAAGCCGGTGTCTCGGCGTTATTTGTCACGCGTGAAGTGCGCGCCTTATTCGACGAACTCATCTCAGGCCGCTCGCAGCAGGCGCTGGGCACGGCGAACCTGCTGGCGCAGCGGCTGTTCGGCTTGACGCCGGCGGCGATGGCGGGCCTGGTGGGTGTTGCCGCCCTGGGCGCCGGCCTGGTTTACCTCGCTGTTGAATCCGAAAAATCAATGAGGGCGTTGAACTCAATTGAAATCGCCCTGGTTGCCACAAACAGGGCCGGCGTTATCAACCGAGACGGCATCAAAGGTTGGATCGATGATCTTGTGTTGCTGCCAGGAGTATCGAAGGAGGCAGCGACCGCCATCGTCACCGAATTCGCGCGCATCCCCAATTTGACTATTCCGCAGTTGCAGTCGCTCACAGGGGTTGTAGGCGATTTTGCCGCCGTGACGGGTCAAGACGCGACCAAGGCGGCGCAGCAGCTCGCGAAGGCATTGCAATCGCCAGCAGATGGGGCGAAGCGACTGGATGAGCAATTCAATCTTTTCAGTGCGGGCGAACTGATCGCCATCGAACGGATGGTGAAATTCGGCGACGCGGCGTCCGCTCAAGAAAAGATTATCGATAGGTTGAATGAGCGGATCGGCGGCCTGCAGCGGGAAGGTATGTCCCAGCTCGAACTTAAAATCAACGACGTCAAAGCGGCTTGGTTATCGTTTACAAAGGTATTCGCTGACGGTGAATTTTTCCAAGACGCCGCCGCCAAGATGCCGCTATTGTTTGGCGGGCTGGCCATGCTGACGATGAAGCCGAAGATTCAAAGCGGTGAAGCCGATAGTGGAGCGGCTGAGCAGCTCGCACTAAAGCAGACGTTAGATATAAATAAGGGCTACAAGGATCAGACCGATACGGTCAAGGACCTAATCAAACAGCGCGATGCACTCGTAAATTCGTACCTACATGCATCGATGGCTGGCAAAGCCGATGCGGAAACAACTGCCGAGGTCGAGCGTACCGTGCGGGGCCTGAACGCCGCCATCGAGCGTCTCGACGTTTCGCAAGTGAAGAGAATGGAGACGGCTCAAGCTGCTGCCCTAGCGGACGCGGCCTACCTGCAACGCAATGCAGACCTTTCAAAAGCATTGATCGCTTCGCAGCTCAAGGACAATGAGTTCTATTTCCAGCAGAAATATGTCAGTGAGCAGGAATATCTTAGCCGCCGCGCCGAGCTGAATATTCAGCAGCTCAACCAGGACAAGGCCGTCATCGACAAGGAATTGGAGGGCCAACAGCGACTGATGGCCATGACGGCTGACGCGACGAATAAGGCAATCGATCCTGGCCGCAAAGAAGAACTGCAAAAACGCGTCAACCAGGAGGTTGCGAAATACCTCGACCTGCTTTTCAAACAGCAGGGCATTTTGCTCAAAATCGACGATGTAACTCGCGGGCTTGACCAGGATACGACCGCGATGAATAACCGCCAGAACGAGGCGGTGCGCCAGCTCAACCTCGCCTACGACGACTACCTCCGCAAGCTGAATCAGGAACACGACGCCACCAACTTCCAGATCTCGCTGATCGGCAAGAACCGCACCGAGTCGGCACGCTTGTCGGCGGAGAACCGCGCACGCCTGTCCATCGAGCAGGAAATCTATCAGCTCGAAAAGAAACGCGATGTAACCGGAATGAGCGATGCAGAAGTCGCCGGCATCAACAACGTCATCGCCAAGCTGAACGACCAAAAGCAAGCCCGCATCGACCTCGCCGGCAGCGATGCCGCCACGCTGGAAAACATCCGCAACCAGGCCGACGCGGTGAAGAGCCTCGATGATGGTTTTCAAAACATGTTTGTCCACGGCAAAGACGGCGCGAAGCAGTTTGCCCAGTCGCTGAAGGACGATCTGCTGAAAACGCTCTACCAGCTCACCGCGCGGCCGTTCGTGATCCAGCTCGCCGGCAGTCTTACAGGCGCCTCGCAGGGCACGATCAGCAACCTGATGGGTAACCAGGGCGGGGGGATTTTCAATTCGATCCTGGGTGGTTCTGGTTCGAGCGGCGGCGGCCTGGGCGGGTACGGCGGGCTCGGCTCCATGTTCGGCGGCGGCGGCGCCGCATCGAGCGGATACGCGGCCGGGTCCGACGAACTGATGATCCAGAATGCCTACGAGACGCAGGCCGGCATACCTCTCACGCAGGCTAGTGGCGGCCTCATGAGCGGCGCCGGCGCAGCGCTGGGCGGCGCAGCGGTGGGCTATGGCGTTGGCAGTGTGGCCAATTCCGTTTTCGGCAACGCACGCAACAAGACCGGCATGCAGGATGGTGCTGCGCTGGGCGGCGCTATAGGCAGCATATTTCCGGTCATCGGCACCTTGGTGGGCGCCGCGATTGGTGCGGCACTGGGTTCGTTGATCACCAGCGGCGGCGGCCCTAAGCAGGGCAGCAATTCAAACGCCACCTATGACATCAACGGCGTCGGCACACAGTGGGGCGGCAAATTCTACGATGTGGGCAATAAGGAGACCGCCGGCGCCAAGGGAATAACGGATGCGCTGCAAGCGCAATATGCCGCCACGTTAAAAGCGCTGGGCGGCACCTATAAGGGCGTCAGCTTTGGCCTCGGCTATGACGTGGATCCACAAGGCGATGCCGCCTCGCGCGTGGGCGCCAGCTCGAACGTCAACGGGCAGACCTTCCTGCAGCGCAACGAGAGCGTCGGCCGCACACAAGCCGAGCTCGATGCCGCCATCAAGACCGAGGGCCAGCGCGCGGTGTTGTTCGCGTTGCAGGCTTCGATCGACAATCCGGCCGTGCATGCCGCGCTGGTGAAGATCAACGCCTATACGGCGAGCGATACCCAGGTGGCCGCTGCCATCGCCGGTGCGCTGGCCATCAAGAGCGCGCTCGACGATATCAAGAGCTTTTCTGACGGCGCGTCCTCGATCTCGGCCATGCTCAAGCAGCTGCGCACCGGCGTGGACCCGACCGTGGGCACCAACCTCGGCCTGATGCTGCAGCAGCTCAACCAGGCGCGCGATGCCTTCAACGCAACCGTCAATACCAGCGATCTAACCAACGCGGTTACGCAGGCGAAGACGCTGCGAGATCTGAATCAGCAATATTTTGCCGCGTCGATCCAATACCTGCAGCAGCTTCAGCAGGGCATCGGCGCGCTGAAGGGCGATGCGTATTCCTTCGCCATGTCCACCGGCCAGAAGATCAATGCGGCGGGCGGCAATGTGGATCTCGGCGCGATTGCGGGCGCGCGCCTCAGCAGCATCAAGGGTGACTACGCGAGCGCGCTTTCACTGACCGACAAGCAGAGCGCGCTTAAGGATTATGTGTCGGTCGTCGATTCGTGGCTGTCGAGCCGCCTGCAGGAAATTGGATCCGTTGCGGCGGTGAGCAATCGCGCGACGCAGATGCTGAACAGCATCCAGCTCAGCGGCGCCAACCCGGCGAGCGACCAGGCGCGCTACACGCTATCGGCCGGCCTTTCCTACGACGCGCGCACGGCCTACAAAGCCAATGGCAGCGGCGACAATGCCAATGCCTACATGGACGCGCTCAATCAGCAATTGTCGCTGCTCGGTCAGACCAAGCAGCGCGGCAGCGCGGAGTATGAGGATCAATACAACGCGATCATCGCGCAGTTCAAGGACCTGGCCGGCACGAAATCCGATGCGGAGCAATCGCTCGATGTGCAGAAACAGATCGCCGATCTGAACCGCGAGGCGAACGCGCAGGCGCTGGCCTATTACAACTGGGCGCAGCAGCAATACGCGCAGAACAGCAATGAGCAGCTCGATGCGGTGCAGCAGCAGCTCGACCAGGTGACCGGCGGCAAGGATATCAGCCAGGTGATCGCCGATCAGAACGCACGCGCGCTAGATATCGCGCAGAAATCGCTCGATGTGCTGACGCGGCTGGCGGATGCTGCTACGACTGCCGGCAGCGCAACGCCGACCGTTCCGCAGGCGCCGGCCGCGCGGCCGTTTGCCGGCGGTAGCGGCTGGGCCGGGCGCTGGGCCCAGCCGCTCCAGGATATCGCCGAGGCGCGCCGCGAGCAGACGCTGAGCTGATGGCGCAGCTGCTCACTCATCCGATCACGCGGGCCACCCAGCCGCGCAACATCGCCGCGTACTTGCGCGAGCCGATCATCGCGTTGGAAGTGCGCAACACCGTGCAGGCTGGCGGCGGCAATGCCTATTTGTATCAGCAGATTCTGGCGGCGGCCTATCTGGTCGTAGCCGGTGATGTGCTGCGATATGACATCTGGGTAAATCCGATGAACCCGGCCGGTTACCCGAATGCCGGCGGCATCGATTTGACTTTGACGACTGCGCCGGGCAGCGCCGGCGCGGTGCCGCTGCTGGACCAGGATGGTGTTGCGATCAATGGCAACAGCGCAAAGAGTGTCGGCGCCTGGTATAGCCGTACGATCTCGCTGGCCGGCATCGTGGGCAAAACCATCAGTGGCGTTGACCTGGTGAACGAATCGGATATTGCCGGCGTTTACAGCGCCTTGTACCGCAACATCCGCATCACCGATGCCAGCGGCAACACATTGCGCCTCGCGATCTGGAGCGCCGGGCCCCCCGCAATCAATACCACGCATGCGGCGGTGCGCAATGCCGGCATCGTGGTGACCAACTATGACGCGCCCGGCTGGACCGGCGTGCCCTCAATCAACACCTTCCAGTCGGGTGGCGTCGCGGCAGAGCCGTTTGGCACCGGCGACGGCGCTACTGCCGCCTTCCAGCTTAAACGCACGATCGCTGGCTATATTGAGCCGATCTTGAGCGTCAGCGGCACGCCGCTGATCTACAAAAACGACTGGCAGGGCAACCAGCAGCAGTACAGTGTGGCGCGCAGCAATTACTTGCCATACACCGAGGCCCTGAACAACGCGGCCTGGTCATTGGCCAGCGCGACGATTGCCACCGGCATCGCGGATCCACAAGGCGGCCTGGCCGCCGCAACCCTGACTGCCACTGCGGCCAATGGCGGTGTGGTGGCGACCACCGGCTTGACTACCGCCGTGGCGGCGGTGGGCACCAATTCAATATGGGTACGTCGCCGTACAGGCGTCGGCACCGTGGAATTGCTGGATCCTGCATTTTCAGCATGGTCGACAATTGCTGTCACTGGCGCATGGGCGCGGTTTTCTTTCTCGGGCAATTTATTGGCGGGGAATGCGTATCTGTACATCCGCTGCAACACCTCCGGCGATGCGATCGATATCGCTTTTCCGCAGCAGGAAGCCGGGGCCAGCATGACATCGTATGTTCCCAGCTTGGCCGGCGGTCCGGCCAGCAGGACCGACTACACCATCGCCGGCGGACTCATCACCTTCGCCGTGGCGCCGCTGAATGCAGCAGTGCTTACCTGGACCGGCATTCCCGCGCAAGGCATCTATAAATTCGGCACGATGGCGGCGTTGCGGCAGGGCATGTGGCACGAGGGCAATCTTTCTGTCTTCCCCGCGCCGAGCGACAATACCAGCAACGACTCCGGCGCGCAGACAGGCGGCGGCTTCTCCGTCGAGATCGCGCGGCCGAGCGATACCGCGCAGGCCTGGGAAGGCATCACTAGCGCGCAATGGCGCGCACTGCGCAGCGGCATCATCGGCAAGGTGATGGTGCTGGAGATCGTCTCGCTGGTCAGCGTCGCGGGCGTGCCGAACCGCGAGATCATCGATGTGCGCGCGGCGGTGGCCAAGGCCGCGAACCTGGTCGACAACAAGGTGATCATCGTCTTCGCCGATATTGACATGTCGGCGCTGAACGCGATTCACCCGCCGAATAAATTTTCCACGCTGGACCATGCGCGGCTGTTCATTACCCACGCTGGGCGGCCGGTCAATGATGGTGTCGGCCAGCTTGTGCGCATTCCGCTGAGCTATATCGATAATGGCGTAACCGGTACCGGGCCGTTTATTTTTGCGGTGATGGAAAAACGTGCCGGTGTCATTTACACGGTCCAGACCATTTATCGAGCCGAGAACGAAGGACAGGTCGGCGCCGTGGTGCCGGCGAGCGAATACACCGTGGGCACCAGCGGGCCGCATGGGCCTGGGTATTATCTGGTGACGGTGTCATTCACACGCGAGCAGAAGACTGTCGGCGGGCAGCTCTATTCGCTCACCGCCGCCGTCTATGCCAGTGCTGACAATAGCGGCACGGTGACCGATTCGCGTCTGGTCACCAATGAGATAAGGCGGCTGTTGAACCTGGCCGGCATTGCGACCGATCAGGCATCTTTCGATACCGCGGCCGCCAATGCCGTCGCCGCAACCATGTTCTGCGATGCCGGCTATGTGGCGCCGCGTACTTTGATGTTTATCCTCAATGATCTACTGTTTCTCGCCCGCGCCAAGTTGGTGAAAACCGCGACCGGCTCGTTCGGCATCGTCCAGGATGTGGCGCAGGCCAGCGTGGGCGCCTGGAACGAGGCCGACGATGAGGTCGTCATCTCCGGCTTCCCATACCGCGACAAGCCCGCGAAAGTTTCGCTCTACTACAGCCCAGAAATTTCCGGTACCGAAAAATGGAACGCGGTGCCGCGAGTGCGCGTGACCGGCGGTTTGCTCGACGAAAAACGCTATTACAATCCGTACATCCGCGACAACACGGCCGCCGATAAATGCTGTGATTACTACAGCAAGCGCGACAGCATCCAGGACGGCCTCGACTGCACCATTCATGCGGTGCAGTTCGATCCGCTCAACATGTTTACCTTGGGCGCCGCCGTCGCCTGGATCGGGGACCGGCAATGGCTGGTTGAAACCATCAGCCGGCCGGCTGACTGCAATGTGCTCGGCTGCCGCGCCTACGATGCCTCGATCTACAACTACACGCCGAGCACGCTGCCCGCGAATCCTTCCAATACTTACGTGGCGGACTATTCGCAAACCTTTCCGATTGCGCCGACTGGCGTCGTGATTGTCAATGACGGTGTCGGCACGGCGCGGGTGTCCTGGACGCCGCGCACCGAGCCGAACGTCATTGCCTACCGTCGCGAAAAACGCATTGCGGCCGGCGCCTGGAATGTCATCACGCCGGACGTGGTTGACGCGAGTTTTACCGATGGTCCATTGACGCAGGCCGTGACGGTCGATTATCGCGTTTATACCGTCGACGATGTCCAGCGGCTGAGCTCCGCCTCTTCAATCGTGTCGTTGACGCCGGCGCTGACGGTCGCTCTGGATAGTCAGGTATCGGACGGCGCCACCTATGCGCGGATCCTCGCGAGCGAGATGGTGGCCGGTGTGCCGAAGCTGGAGATCGCCGGCAGCGGCAAGCAGGTAGGCGATTCGCGCAACACTCCCATGATCAGCACGGCTGGCTTGGTCAGCCGCATTTCTGGCGCGACGATCAGCGTCAGTTCGGCCGCCGGCACGCCGGCCACTGCCACCCTGAGCGTGACAGCATTCACCATGTACATCGGCTCGGTCACTCTCTCCTACAACGCGGCCAGCGTGGGTGTGACCGGCACCAACGGCGCGGTGGTGACCTACTACATTTATTTCGATGACGCCGCCTATGCCGGCGGCACGCCGACTCTGGTGGCCACGACGACGGCCAACGCCATCGCGCAGGCGGATGGGCGCGTTTATGTAGGCAGCGTGACGTTCACCTTCCCAACCAGCGGCACGGGCGGCGGCGGCGGGACTGGCTGTGTTACCGCCGACAGCGTCACGCCAGACGGCCGGCGCTTCGGCGACCTGAAGATGGGCGATGAAATCGAATTGTGCGACCCAGAGACATTGGTGAGCAGCAGGGGCACCATTTTATTTCTGGCGCGGAATGTGGACGAGTGCGTGAACCTGATAACTCACGGCGGCTCAGTGCTCCCATGTTCGCTTTCCGCGCCGATCCCCACGCTTGAACGCGGATACATGGTCGCGCCCGACTGCCTCGGGCTCACCGTGCCCATAAGGCGCGACGACATCATCGCCAGGGAAATGGTTATTGCGATAGAGCCCATCGGCCGACAAGAAATTGTCCACCTTCACGTAGCGGACAGGTGCTTTTGGGCGGGAAAATTCCATAGTGCCTGCGTCCTCCACCACAACCTGAAGCCGCCGCCATGAACTATAGAAAAGTATCCATTGCTGGGGTGGATAAAAACCAGATCGCCGTCCAGCTCGACAGTGGCGAATTTGTTGTGCTCGGTTATGAAGTGTTGCGCGATGGCGGCAATTGCCTGGCGCTGCATGCGATGGCGACGGTTGTCACCGAGCTAGGCGAGCCGGTGCTCGATGAAAACAAGCTGCCTTGGACAACGGAATACCGCCACGCCTGCGATCAATACTCGGTGGATCAATATGGCATTGAAGTCTTGATTCGCGAGCTGTTCTATATGCTCATGGGCGAGACGATGACTCCTCGCATTGATCACCCGGAGCTGAAGATCGTCGACGTTTCGCCGGACATCGTCTCGACCGTTTCCATTCGCCGCACGCTCGATGTCGCCGCCGCCGTCTCGCCGACCGCGACGATTGATCTGAGCAAAATTCTCTAGGAGCGTAAATGGCACGCCTATTCACCAGCCTCCTCGCCGCTGCCGGCGCCAGCGCCACCTCGCAGCTCAATGCGTCGTATGCGGCCACCAATGCTCTGACGCAGTCGCTGGCGCGGCCTTGGAAGTCCGCTACGCTGGTGGCGGAATACCTGGAGATCGATCTCGGCGCCGACGCGCTGATTCGCGGCGTGATCGTCCACGGCGCCAACTTTACGGCGATGCGCGTCGACACGGTCACCAACGCCGGCGCCACCACAGCGGGCGGTGCCGATACCCTGGCGGCCAACCGCAGCGGCCGTGTGCGCGGCCTGTCGTATAAAGGCGCCGGAGGAGTCACAGGGCGTCGTATTCGCATCTATCCCTCCGGTGCCACAACAGATGGCGCCGCGAGCTGGAGCATCGGTGCGGTGCATTCCTTCGGCGTGGTGACCGCGCTTCCGGAAATACCCTACGAGCAGGATTTCATCACCGCCGAGCCGGCCTTTGTCGTCGCGCTGCCAAATCGCCGCATGGCGGCCGCGAGCGTGGCGCAGGATATCGACATGATTTCCCTACCGTTCGAGATCGGCGACACCCAGACCGTCAGCGCCTTGATCCAGAACGCCCGGAATGGCGTCTGCGGCTTAGATATGCAGCTGAGCAACTACCCGGCAGCGATCTGGCCGGTGATCCGCATCCCGACTGACGCGAAGCAGACTGCGCATGCCGTCAAACGCACAAAGGAGCCGATCGAGTTGCTGGAGGTCTGTTGAAAAAAAATTAGAAAAGAGACGGCGGCCGGACTGTGCGTCAACACGGTCCGACCACTCCGGTCTCGGTCACCAGCACCGAGCCTTTGCCACGGCCGCCCCACTGTGTACACAGCGGCCGGATATTACCATGCGGCCCTTTGCCGCCTTTTTGCGAGGCTCACGATGTCATACCCCTTAATTCCCTGGATTGGCGGCAAGCGGCGGCTGGCCGACCGTCTGGTCACGCTCTTCCCGCCGCACGAGTGCTATGTCGAGTTGTTCGCAGGTGGAGCAGCCGTATTTTTCATGCGGCCGGTTCCTGCCAAGGTCGAGGTTCTAAACGATGTCAATGGCGACCTGGTGAATCTTTACCGCGTAGTTCAGCACCACTTGGAGGAATTTGTGCGGCAGTTCAAATGGGCGCTGACCTCCCGTCAAATATTCAAGTGGCTGCAGATCACGCCGGGCGAAACCCTGACCGATATTCAGCGCGCGGCCAGGTTCTATTATCTGCAGGTGAATTGCTTTGGTGGAAAGGTCGATGGTCAAAGCTTCGGTACGGCCACAACCAGTCCGCCAGGCTTGAACCTGCTGCGTCTTGAGGAGACCCTGTCAGCCGCCCACTTGCGCCTGGCCGGCGCGTTCATCGAGCACGAACACTGGAAGGCTTGCATGGCGCGATACGATCGGGCACACACCCTTTTCTATCTCGATCCTCCCTACTGGGAAACCGAGGGCTATGGCGTGCCGTTCCCATTCGATGAATACATAGCCATTGCAATCGCTATGCGCGAATGCAATGGCAAAGCGCTCCTGTCGATCAACGATCACCCAGACATCAGGGAATGCTTCAAGGAATTCTGGATGGAAGGGCTCGATATCACCTATACGGTGGGAGGTGGCGAAAATTCGGCAGCTCGAAAAGAACTGGTTATTGCCAACTGGGATGCTGGCACCGGGAATGGCTTGTTTTAAGCCGCAGACCGTTCGTCGGCCAGCGAAAATTTCTTTTAAAACTGCTTGACGAAATACACGGAATCCGTATAATTCTACACATGGATTCGACGAATCCGCCGCGCCTCGGGCTCAGGGGCTGGAGATAAAAATGAAATACTTAAACCGCAGCGTGAATCAAATCGGACGCCAAGAAATTGCAGCATTTTTGCTCGCAAACCACAAAAAAGGCGAATCGATCCACGATGTGAAATCGTGCATCGATGCATGGGTGGAAGATGCCGAATTTCATCTCGCGCAAGGCAACCAAGCCAGCATCGAAATTCGCTCTTGGGATGCAGTTTCCGGCCGCACCGAAAACTTCGAAATCTCCGATGCCGGCCTCGATATCGAAGAAGTCGAGATTGATGAGTAACCACCCGAACCGAAATTGGCGCAGCCGCTGGGTCGTTGATCTGGCGATCTGCGCCATCACGCACAAACCGACTGGCATGATTGTGCGTTTTGTGTCGGGGCCTCTGCCTGCCACGCCGCCGCCTGTGGGCACGCTGGCATGGGGTCCAGGCGGCCCTGACGATACTTGGGTTGGCATACCCGACTCCATCCCCGACAAGACCGACCGCCGCACCCTGCCGCGCCTCATGCGCGAGGCAGGAGAGCTGTATGCCGCCGCCCTTAAAAATCGCCATTGATTCGCCCGCGCCGCCAGCAATACGCGCTGCAAGGGAGGCCGCTGGCCTTACGCAGACCGCTGCTGCTGAGTTGATCTATTCGACCCTGCGGACGTGGCAGGACTGGGAAAAAGGCGTGGCACGCATGCACCCGGCCTTCTGGGAACTGTGGCGCCTTAAGGCCAAATCGGGCTTAAAATAAAATTACCTTTCACCCCATGAAATTTCGCGCACAGCGATTTATCGCGTTATTTCATGGCCAATTATCGCGCGCCGCATCACAAACACCGCGCCAATGCTGGAGTTTGTCTTTTTATGCTGTTGTCGCCGATAGCCGCTTTCGATGTGCAGTCGTTGCTCAACGCGTACTGGCAGGCGCTCTGTTCGCCATTGTCTCGCCCAGGCGGA